TGAATGTTGTTGATACGATTCAGCGTAGACTTTGCTGACTTAAACATTCTAACAGATAATGGATTATTTTCCAAGTATTTGTCGATGTTTAGTTCACCTTTGAAATGGTCTTCTGCAAGCGCGTGAAAAGCAGTGCCTCTCTGAGTTGCCCTAGCAGTAATTCGATTCGCTTCTGTTTCACCAATACGAGCTCTCCATTTTTGGAAGAACTGAGCGTTCTTAAACGATGTGATAGAAGTTACACTTGGATAATATTTATCCGCCCCAGGAATGGGGTAAAATCTAGTACCATCTTTACTCACAGGTTCGACCTCGACATGATTATCGAGATCAACATCAACAAAATTAAACATTAGAATCCTAAATTATATTTGGTAAGGAGATACGACTTGACCAGACCAGAGCGAACGATATCTTCGATACCAAACTCAACGCAGGTAAATTCACGCATACTCTGAAGAATTTTAATGAAGTCTGCAATACCAGACCTCTCATTCTCTTTAACAAGATCAGTCTGCGTGATGTCACCACACAGCATAATCTTAGAGTCTTCACCGATACGAGTAATCATCGAATCGAGTTCATGGAAGTTGAGATTAGAGAACTCATCGACAATAACAATGGCATTGTCAAGAGTGACCCCACGGATAAAACTAGTAGACCAGAAAGAAATAGTTTCTTGTGCTCTGAGGTTGTCATAAAGCATGTCGAATGAATTGTCATCAGGCATACTAAACATATACCTCACCATATTTTTATATGGGATTTGATAGAGAGCAGACTTATCTTCATGGTCTCCAGGAAGGAAACCAATCTCTCTAGTAGGTACAAGAGACCTTACAATGTAAATCTTATCATAAGGAGTGTTTTCGTCAAGCACCTCTTGCAGTGCCAGATAAAGAGTGATGAATGTTTTACCTGTACCAGCAGCACCATGAAGTAAAAGATTTTGACCCTCAGCATACTGCTCAAAAACAGTTTCTTGATTGGGAGTCAAAGGATTGATAGGCACCATGTAGGACTTATCAATCGGTTTCTTTCTCCGAATCTGCTTAGCGGTCATGTTAGAAACAGGATTACTCGTAGTATTCCTTTTACGTGCTCTTGGCATATCAAGTAAAACGACTAAGGTTTGCTCGGGGGTGTGCTTTCTGCACTTTGGACATCACTTCTTTGAATCCGTCAGATTGTTTAGGAGTGCCGTAAGTTACCCCACCGACTCCTGCATTCCAATCTTTGTCCCAGTCAGGATTTTCTCCTCTCCAGGTTTCGTATTCTTTCATGGTCATTGAGAGTTCTTGTTTCTCTCCTGTGACCTTATTTATTACTGGGTAAGTTGGCATGATTAGAAATAATTTAGAGTGAGAAGAAGAGATCTTTTTGGACCTTCATCATATGTAGTATGAGTATATTCGTCAGTTTCAACTTCGACCACTCTATTTTCTTTCACTTCAATAGTTTCATGACCATCCTCAGTATGAACACTGGTAATTCCATCAGTAGTATCAAAGTAAAAGAAGCAAGTATACTTACCTTTCATCGTGGGAGTAGGAAGAATCTGTCCAGCAGTGTATGCTTGAATCTTAATGTCAACCCACGACGTAGCATTCAAACGACGCCTAAAGATCTGGTCAATCATTTGAAACCTGTCGCTGGTAGGTACATCGTTCCCGTAAATACGATGAGTGTACACTCCAGATTCTTCGTCAAAAAACCATTGACACTGGTCACTGGTGAAAGCAAGTTTCAGTTCTTCAATTAAAGGTTTAGAAAGATAATCGTCAAGTAATTCCATTAGTCAATCCTCAGAGAAGGGGCAAGGCAGTCACATTCATCCAGGTGTTGAGAGCATCCGCAATCGCCCTCAGGGCACCACTCAAGCGCCTGTGAGATGATTGGGAACTGACACATGAAGTGCTGCTTACAAAGTTCGGCAATGTCCATATGCTCCTTCTGGGTGCCGTTGGCAGTACGCAGATTGATGTAATGGATCCATGACCTAAGATTGCCTGTCATGTATAATTTTGTCCCTACGGCGAGGGGAAGCACAAAACGAGCACACTCCTTTGCAATATCATCTTCAAGCATCTGCTGGTAGAGTTCCATACCCTGCTTGAAATGATTCTGCATCAGGATCTCATACTTCTGCTTCTTCCAAGGGTCAATAGCATCGATAGAATTCTGACGATTCTTGTGGTCTTGGAGTCGGAGTTCTGGGAGAGGGATCGTCTCTGCGAGTAGGGAGGAATCAGCATAGCGTTGGGAAAACTCTTGAAAGCAGAATGAACGATGACGCAAAATTTGAGCTGCCAGACCCCTGGTAGTGTGAATCTCCAAAGTCATTGTTGCTTGCTCAAACACAGACCAGTGTCCATGCTTGATACAATACTTCAACAATCCTGCCACCTTAGGATTCTCCTGATTAGCAGGATTGCTTACACGAGCAATATATCCGATTGTCTTCTCTGCATCAGGAGTAACAGAGACTAAACATACTTTTGTCATTCTTTATCAAATAAAATACGAGCAATCAGGTAAAGACCAAATGCTTTGAGATAGTTAATAGTAGCAAGACCAAAGAGACCTGGCACTACCGCATTCCATAATAGCATAAGAATAAGAGGTTTAACAAAAACTGCTACACATCCTGCAGCGGCTTTGATTGCTTCCTGTTTCTTCGTTTCTTCGTCTACTTCGGCATCTTGTACCTCTTCGGCACGTTTGTCGAAGTAGATAGTCATTTTGTTTTCTTCTTGGCGTTTGGATCTGTCCATAATTTAGGATTCACTCTCCCTTCAGTCTGAGTCATGTTAACGAAATCATGTCGATAGAGATCCCAATAGTGATCAAAGATATCTACTCGTTTATTAGCGGAGCAAATATCAAACTTTGTCATACCATCCTGTAGATACTCTACCATGTATGCAGTATAAGGCAAGGAACGATCTTCGAGAAGAGAAGGGTCACAATCCTTATGGATCATTTTGATACCCTTTCCCATTAGGAACGACCTCCCAACTCAATCGAAGGTAACGCCTCGGATACAACTGCTTTGGTAATACGCTTGTACTTTTCGTTCAAACGACCATCTTTTACCAGGACCAGCAGTTCTGCTTCCTCTGCTGACAATCCCTCAAGAAGTTGAACGAACATTGATTCTCTCTTTAGAGATGGAAGTTTCATACCACCTTTGAAAAAGCGATACAGACCACGATACTCTTGCTCAAGGCGAGTGTGATCTGTACCTAATGGTGCATCATTCGGAGTGTAAGGGACATCTCCTTCAGGTAATTCACAGATAACGCTATCATCAAAATTGATAATCATCAACTGACGAAGTGCGTTGCTGTTGTATTTACGAAGCAAATCAACTTTTTCTTTTTTAGTTTTTGCATTAGAGACCTTTCGCAAGACCTCACTAATAAGCAACCTAGGGTTGCTGTTTTCAATAGATCGTGTAGGCATAATTAACTCCTTAAGTCATTCATCATCGTCATCTTCAAATTCAGTCCAAATGTTTGTCTCGGGTCGAATGTATATTAACTCATCGTGAAGCATATTACCATCAGCATCAAACATTTCAGGATGTGTAACTGATTTGGCATACGCAGCATTTTCGATGAAGTCTTCAACATATCCTTTCGCCAACCAAGAAACAGAAATTCCTAAGATGAACGCTCCGACAACAACTAAGACTACTAGTGCTACTAACATGGTTTCCCCCGTGATAAAGTTTACAATAATATGGAAACCAAACCTCCTAATGTTTTGAACTCGTGATTATTTAGTCTTCTTCTTTCGACCTGGGCGTCGATCTTTTTCATACTGCTGCGCTTCATTAATAATCTTTGTCAGGTATGTTCGGATCTTTCTTGCCTTAGGTTTTCCGAGGTGACCATATGCTTCACGAATTATTTTGCTGCCACCTTTGATGTACTGATCCAGATCAGTTATCAGATAATTTATATTGGTGGCAGTAGGTGAGTCAATAAATTTACGAACTTCTTTTCTAGTTGTCTTACTATTTTTCAAATAGTTATAGCACTGAAACAAATACTTGTCCTGTTCAAAAGCAACATCGATTGATCTTTCGATCAGTTCGCAAAATTCTTCCATCAAATCAGATTGTTCTCTCGCAGATATTTAACAGACTCAGTGCATCCACCGAGCTTTTTAGAGTCTAACAGAACTTGGGGAAATGTCGAGCCCTGTCCAAACTCAGCATAGAATTGTTCACGATTAAAGTCCTTTCCAAGGACTGCTTCTTTGTATTGGAAACCTTTTGCACCGAGAACTTGTTTAATCTTTGTGCAATAAGGACAACCAGGTCTAGTGTAAATTACAAATTTCATAATTCCTCCGAAGAAAAAAGGCACTCCGAAGAGTGCCTGTTGGGTGTTCCGACTTTTGTAGAGTGACCGCACGAAAGGTCACTCAAGTATTTATCAGAAGCTGTACTTCAGACCCAGTTTAGCACCATAGCCGCGGTCGATGTCACTGTCGCCACTGCCGACGAAGG